AGATAGAAACTGTAAAAGAAACTGTTCAACAAGCTCCAAATTATTTTTTTGAATTAGCAGATAAAATTAGAAAGTTTGGTAAAGAATCAAAAGTATCTCCACAGGAAAGAGTTAGAGAGCTTAATTACAAAGGTAAAGACGGATCTGAGTATACACTCACAGAGGATCTAACAACAGGAGATATGCAGATTACAAAAGATAGAACTGGTATGGCGTATAGTGATGAAGTGGGAGGCTATGACGTTATAGAGGACAGAACTGTTATGGAATACAAATCTGGTAAAGGTATGACGGACGAAACCACTGGAGCAAAAGTAGCAGATGAGTATGACGAATATAAAGTTGAATTTGATCCAGATGGAACACCTGCTGATGCAACGGATGTTGATGAAATAACTAAAACAGAAATTGTAAAAGAAGTAACAGGTGAAGCACCATCAATTAAAAAAGCAGGTGGTGGTATCGCAATGATGTTAGGAGAATAACATGGCCGATATCATAAAACGAATAGAAGACTTAATGGATCTATTTGATGAAGGTGAAGTAACTACAGCAGATAAAATACAAAGACCGAGTGATCCTTTTAGAGAGTTTGAAGAACGTAATCCAATGGCTTACGGTGGACGGATTGGATTTTATGAAGCAGGTTTAGTAACAAGAGGTCCAAGAAAAGGAGAGTACGCAGTAGATACTGACCCAACGCAATATTTTAAAACAGAAAAAAAAGCCAATAAATTTATAAAAGATTTAAAAGAAGGTAAGTTTAGAAAAACAGCAGCTGGCGATAAATTTTTAACATCGTCTGAATTTAAAAAATTATATAAATCAATTGAAGGAAAGACAGATAGAGAATTTGCTAATTTTTTAAATGAAAAAGGTTTTTTAAATTCAAAAGGTAAACCTTTTACTATGGAAATAGTAGAAAAAAGAAGAAAAGATCTTGGCATAAAATCAAAATCTCCAGTTCCAGGTGCCCTTACTGACAAAGATATTTTAAAACAAGCAAAAGAAATGAAGCTTGACATTAAAGGGAAATCAATAGATCAAATAAGAAGATCTGTTCTTGAAAGCAGATCTTTAGAAAAAGGAAGAACGGCTGAGGAATTAAAAAAACTTAGAGATTTTAGAGAAAGAAAAACATTAATGGCTGGCAAAGAAAGACAGTTTCCTTTTAACATAGGTAAAAAAGCAACACCAAAAGATTTATTTTGGAAAGATTTATTAGACAATGCTCAAAGACATCAAGCCTCTATTTTAAATCGTCCGGGTCCTATATTACCTGAATCCCACATAAAATTTAAAGACCTTAATCAAGTTAGACCAACAGATACTAAAAGTGCTTTTAAAATTAAACTTGTAGATTCAAATGTTTTAGATAAAAAAGGAAATCCAAAAGTTTTAACCTATAATAATTTTTTAAAACACATAGATGACAATCAAAAATTATATCGTATAGATTCTAAAACAGCTTTACAAGAATATAAAAAGAAAAGATTTATACAAAAAGATTCTGATCTTAGAGATAAATTTAATCAAAAATTAAATAAAGCATACGATCGAACTAGTAGAACTAGTCGAGCTGTGTTTTCTCCAATGCATATTCACCACACAGCAGGAAGAGGACGAAATGCTTTTAATGTTCAGTTTGCAATTGGAACAGAAAATATGCAAGAAAATGCTTTACGGAGAGCATTTAATAAAAACTTTGCAAAAGCAAAAAATTTTGGTGAACAACGAGCAGCGTTAAAAAAATATTTGGATAGCGTTCCCCCTAACTTAGAAGTAAGATTAAAAAATACACCATATGGTCAAAGAGAAACTTTAATTGACATGACTAAAAGAGTTGCACCAGAGCTTGAACAACAAGTTAGAGCAGCTGGTGGTGCTGAACTAGGATCTATTGACAGACAACTTTTGGTTGATGCTGCAAAATTTGCAGGTAGAGCTGCACAAGCTGGTTTTTTAACTCCAACCGGAGTTGCTGCCTCAACTCTTGGACTTGGTGGACTAGATTTAACATCCCCAGTAGGTAGATTAACTTTAGGAGCAGAATTGGCTGCTGCTCCTGAACTTGTTAAGGCAAGTATTGGTGCAACAAGGGGAATGAAAAACAGAGCTTTACAAAAAGGTATTCAACAATTTTTAAATTTAGGTCTACCAACTAGACTTGCATTAAAAGCTGCGAGAGTGGCATCACCCATTGGTATCGCATCACTTGCTGGTGAAGGTTTATATCAAGCAGGCAAGTTTGCCAAAAAAAGAATGGGTGAATTACAAGCAATGTCACCAGAACAAAGAAGAGCCCTAAGAGCTAGACAAGCAGCTTTAGCATTTGAAGGTGCTAGAGAGGGTGGTATTATTGGTAAAAAATCAGGACCACCTCCTGTATCAGGACCAACGCCTCATGGGTTGCCTTATGAAACAAAAGGTGTTAAGAAACAATAGGAGTATTAAATGGCAGAAATAGACAAAGGACTCCCGAACACAAAAACAAAACTTGATATACCTTCAGAAGAAGAGTTACAAGAAGTTGCTGTTCAGGAACAAGAAGAACAATTAGAAAAAAAACCCATTGAAGTAATACCTGAAGAAGATGGTGGTGTAACACTAGACTTTGAACCAGGCACAATCAATGTGCCAGGCACAGAAGCACACTTTGATAATTTAGCAGATATTTTACCAGACGATGTTTTAGAACCAATCGGTAACGAGATGGTGCAAAATTACATGGATTATAAATCTTCTAGAAAAGATTGGGAGAGAGGATACACAGAGGGGCTTGACTTACTAGGATTTAAATACGAAAACAGAACAGAACCATTTCAAGGAGCATCTGGTGCAACACACCCAGTGTTAGCAGAAGCAGTCACACAGTTTCAAGCACAAGCTTACAAAGAATTATTGCCATCAGATGGACCAGTTAGAACACAAGTTATTGGTGTTAAAAATCCACAAACAGAACAACAAGCAACTCGTGTAAAAGATTTTATGAACTATTTAATTATGGACCAAATGCAAGAGTATGAAGCAGAGTTTGATTCTATGTTGTTTCATTTACCACTTGCAGGATCTACATTTAAAAAAGTTTACTACGATGTGCCACTTGGAAGAGCAGTATCAAAGTTTGTACCTGCAGATGAATTAATTGTTCCATACACTGCAACTAGTATTGAAGATGCAGAGGCAGTGATACACACAGTTAAGATATCTGAAAATGAATTAAGAAAACAACAAGTATCTGGTTTCTATAGAGATGTAGAATTAGGACCACCAGGTAATGTTGAAAGAAACGAATTAGAAAAAAAAGAACGTGAATTAGATGGCACAAAAAAATCTGGTAAGAATGAACCAGTTTATACTTTGCTAGAATGTCATGTAAATTTAGATTTAGAAGGTTTTGAAGAAGTTGGTCAAGACGGACAACCAACAGGAATAAAATTGCCCTACATTGTAACTGTAGAAGAAGGCAGCCGAGTAGTGCTCTCTATACGGAGAAACTATGCGCCCAATGATCTAAAGAAAAATAAGATCCAATATTTTGTCCATTTTAAATTTCTGCCAGGACTAGGATTTTATGGCTTTGGACTCATTCATATGATTGGCGGATTGAGCCGTACCGCAACGGCGGCTCTCCGTCAATTATTAGATGCAGGAACATTATCAAACTTACCTGCAGGATTTAAACAAAGAGGTGTTAGAGTTAGAGATGAAGCATCACCAATACAACCAGGTGAGTTCAAAGATGTTGATGCACCAGGCGGATCATTACGTGATGCATTCTTTCCATTACCTTACAAAGAACCATCTCAGACATTATTAAATTTACTAGGTATTGTTGTGCAAGCAGGTCAAAGATTTGCAGCCATAGCTGATATGCAAGTTGGTGATGGTAACCAAGCAGCAGCTGTAGGAACAACTATCGCGTTATTAGAACGTGGTTCAAGAGTTATGTCTGCAATACACAAAAGATGTTACGCAGCCATGAAGGATGAGTTTAAATTATTATCAAAAGTAGTTTCACAATATTTACCACCAGAATATCCATATGATGTTGTTGGTGGTGCAAGAAATGTAAAACAGGCAGACTTTGATGATAGAATAGACGTAATACCTGTTGCAGATCCAAATATTTTTTCAATGTCACAAAGAATTACACTCGCGCAAACACAATTACAAATAGCAACAGCAAATCCACAGCTACACAACATGTATCAAATTTATAGAAATATGTATGATGCAATTGGTGTTAAAAATGTAGATGCAGTATTACCACCTCCAGCACCAACTGCACCAATGGACCCAAGTATGGAGCATATAAATGCATTAGCTGGTAAACCTTTTCAAGCTTTTCCTGGTCAAGACCACAGAGCACACATAACTGCACACTTAAATTTTATGTCAACTAACATTGTAAGAAATAATCCTGCAGTTATGGCAGCGATACAGAAAAATATTTTGGAGCACATATCACTGATGGCACAAGAACAGGTACAATTAGAATTTAGAGAGCAATTAATGCAAATGCAAATGATGCAACAACAAGCAGCGATGGACCCACAGGTGCAGGCACAGCTACAAGCGTTTACAAACCAAGTTGAAGCTAGAAAATCTGTGTTAATTGCAGAAATGACTGAAGAATTTATGAAGGAGGAGAAGAAAATTACTTCACAATTTGACTCTGACCCACTATTAAAACTAAAAGCAAGAGAAGTTGACCTTCGTGCGATGGAAAATGAGCGAAAAAGAGACAATGATGAGGCCCAACAAGACCTTGCAAGAGCAAGATTAATGCAACAAGGTGATATTGCAGACGAAAAAATGGAGCAAAACGAAAAATTAGCTAAATTAAGAGCTGGAGTTAGCCTTGCAAAGTCAGGAGCACAGCAGGCAACCATAGTAACGGGAGAAGAATAATGCCACTTAACAAAAAAGGTAAAAAAATCATGAAATCTATGAAAAAACAGTATGGAAAAAAGAGGGGTGAAAAGATATTCTATGCATCTAAGAACAAAGGTGTTATAAAAGGGGTAAAAAAAGGAGCATAAATGCAAAGACTAGACAAAATCAAAGAAGTTAAGGTTGCAGAGCAAAGTGTTGAAGTAGATCCTAGATCTAAAACAACTGCTGACAAAGCTTTTAACTTAATTGGTACAGGAAAACCTGAAATGCCAGTTGGCGGTCAGAAAAGAATGTTACCAGAAAAGAAAAGAAACTCTAAAGCGTACTAATATGTGGTTATCGGCAATAAAATTAGCCGTCTCTACTGGTAGTAAGCTTTATGCTAACAGGCAGAAGACGAAACAAGCAATGTCTGATGCAAGATTAATGCATGCTGAGCGTATGGCCCGAGGTGAAGAGGCTTACCAGGGTAAATTACTAGAGGCTCGACAAAACGACTGGAAAGACGAATTTGTTTTGGTGATTCTCTCGGCGCCCGTGATTGTTTTAATTTGGGCAGTCGTATCAGACGACCCAACTGCGATGCAGAAGGTTGAATTATTTTTTCAATATTTTTCGCAGCTTCCCACATGGTTCACAAACCTTTGGATACTTGTAGTTGCGTCGATTTTTGGTATAAAGGGTACACAAATATTTAGAAACGGAGGAAAAAAATAATGCCTGGATATTTTTTTAGATATGTAGTTCCAAAAATTGGAAAAAATTTAGCAAAGAAAAGATCTGAACAAGACGACATCATTAAAACAAGAGAAAGAGTGATGACGGAGTATGGTATTAAAGATCCAAAAAGTAGAGTTTCCTTAAGAACAAAAGCTAATCAACCAAAAATAAATAAAAAAATAGCTGATATAGCTGACAGACAAGATAAAGCCAGAGTTAAAAAAATGGGCGGCGGAATGATGGGCCGTAGATTTGGAATGAAAAAAGGTTCCGGTAAAAAATTTCCTGATTTAACAGGAGATGGTAAAGTAACTTTTGCTGATATCTTAAAAGGTAGAGGCGTAATTAACGGTAAAAACAAGAAAAAGAAAAAGGGTGAAATTTTTCTCACAAAAAAATCAGGCAAAAGAATGCAGGCTAGAGAAGGCACACTACCTCTTACAAAAAGAAATATTAAAGAGGGTAAACCTGGTAAAATTAAAGAATTACCATTTGGTAATATGAGTGAAGAAAAAAGAAAATTAAAAAGTCAAAGGAAACCATAATGACTAAATTATGTCCAAGAGGTAAAGCCGCAGCGAAGCGAAAATTTCGAGTGTACCCCAGTGCATACGCGAACGCATATGCTAGCAAAATTTGTGCGGGTAAAATTAAAGATCCATCTGGTGTAAAGAGAAAAGATTTTAGAGGTCGTAAACCTGCTGCAGCTGGTGGAGAAATAAAAGAATCAAATAAAAACGATAAAAAAACAAATTCAATTGAATTAATTAAAAAAAGAAAAGACTCTAAAAAAGAAGCTTTAGAAAAAATTAGAAAAGAATTAGGAATGAAAGATGGCGGAATGATGCGCACAAAAGAAACACTTAGAAGAATAGGAAAAGTAATAACGCCAGGCGCTGTTAAAACAATTAGAAAATTTGTAAAAGAATCTAAAGCTAAACAACAAGACAAAGCTAGAGTTAAAAAAATGGGTGGTGGATTAATGGAAGCCACTGAAAGATTAAGAAGACAAGGTTTAAAAAGAGGTGGAAGAGGTTGTAAGTTAGCAATGAAAGGCAGAGGCAGGGCTTACGGAAAGAATTCGTAATGGCTAGCAACGGACTTAAAAAATGGTTTGCTCAAAAGTGGGTAGACATAGGAAGTAAAAAGAAAGATGGTTCTTTTTCAAAATGTGGAAGATCAAAACAAAAGAAAGATGCAAAACGTAAGTATCCAAAATGTGTCCCACTTGCTAAAGCAAGACGTATGACAGAGGGGCAAAGAAGATCAGCTGTACAAAGAAAGAGAGCAGTTGCACAAGGTGTTGGTGGTAAACCAACAAATGTAAAAACTTTTGCAAAAAGAAAACAAGCTATGATGGGTGGATTTATGGCTAGAAGAATGGGGATGAGATAATGAGAAGACAGGATAAAATGCCTGCAAGAAATAAAAAAAATTTTAGACCTACTGAAAAAGGGGCTGGAATGACAAGAGCTGGTGTTGCTGCAT